GCTCCCATAGAGCTTGTAGGAACAGCTTAAAGTCGTCTTTTAAAGCTATTAATACGTTATTCATTCAAATAAATTCATTTGAAGCATGGTTTTACTATATTCTTTACTGAGTCTTTTATATCTAGATTGACTCAAAACTTCTTCACCTGATTCATGTGCGTCTAATAGTTCTTTTATATTCCGAATTCTTTGACTTAATCCTAAAGGTAATGAATCAATTTTAGCATCTAATTCTTGTTTAGCTATTTCTTCTTGAGATATTTCTATATTCCCACTAATAGGTTCTAAACGTGTATTAGATTCTTTACCTAATATTCCCGGCTGTTCCAAAGCTAAATCTGTGGGTATGATAGGGTTTGTATCAACTAATCCTATTGCTGGATTTCCAGCTAATACATTTTCTAGAACTTCTGACCATTTATTAGATGGAGTCATACCATGAATACGAGCATAAGGTTGACCTGGTTTAAATTCAGCTATTTTACCATTAGATCTATTTCTTAGAAGAAAGTTTCTACTTTTAGGATCTATATCAATATAAAGACCAGAGTGTATATCTGTGTCAGGTAGTGAGGCTAAATGATTCTCTATATTAGTTTTCAGTGTACCATAATTAGAACCTGTAGCTGGTATTATATTTTCTGAATCTCCAAAATACAATGCAGATCCGTCAGCTTTTTGTTTAAATTTATGAATTAATCTTCCATCTGGTTGTTTAATCCAAACACCTGAAGTACGTGAATTAATATGTTCTGCAGTCCATACATTATCTGGATCAGACATACTACCCACAATATCAAAATATAGATCAGGGTTTTCAGTTCTAATCCTTTCTAAAGCTTCTAAAGCTTTTTCATTTTTAATCTTGATAGAACTTTTTCTAACTTTAGCTGTTAGTTTAGACCAAGGATCATCTCCAGATTTTTCTGCTTTATACCTACTTTTTAATGAAGCTTTGTTCTTTTTAAAATCAAATAAGAAATAACTTTGCTGTTTATTATTCCAACCAACACCTAATTCTTTACCGTCTTTAGTTGTAAGAGTTCTGGTTCCTGAAAATCCTCTAGTAGGTTTTTGAGGCTGCCAGCCAGAAGCAGCATTATTTTGATACTTTTCTAGTTGTATCTGATGATAATCTTCTAAGTTAGTAATTATTTCAGTTATACTATACTTCTCTCTTTCAGATAATCTTTTAAATAAATTACCACCAACTTTTGATATAGTACTTTGTCTAGGTTCTCTATAGCCTTTAGGTAAATACCAGTTTTCTACATTTAAAAAACCACCTTTATCTTCAAAATTAATTGAGGCTTGTTCACTGAAAATCTCTTGTAAATTAGTGAAAGTATTAGGTAAATCTTTAGCTTTAAATCCACTTTGACTATTTATCCTTTTAAGCATATTCAGCATTTTAGGTTCTATAGCCATCACTTCATCAACAATACTATTACTCTTTATAGGATCAATAGTTCTCTGCATTTTACTAGCATCACCACCAGATCTTAAATTCTGTATAAAATCAGATGTTCGTACACTTTTCATCTGTGGGCTTTGCCAAACTTTCTTACCTAAATCTATAGCAGTTTTTGCTGTATTTGCTGATCCAACTATTGCTCTACCAGCTGGAGTTAATGATAAAGCAGCTACAACCATTTCAGGTGCTCTACCAGATCCACCTGATCTTTCATAATCTTCAAGAGTCCATTCAGTTCGAGGTTTATTTCTTAAATCTTCAGGTATAATAGGATTACCCTGTTCGTCTAGCTTCGGCATAGTTACCTCCTCTTAGCACCGCCTCTGCCTCGATTAGTCTTACGACTCTCAGCTTTAAACGAACCATCAGGTTGTTTAGAGGCATCAACATTTTTTGATCTTATCTTTAAGCTTGCTCTAGCTTTTCCGTGTGCTCTCTTATACTCATTTGAGTGAGCGTATTTACCACCCGGACTATTGTCTTTAACGTGTTTAGCTCTTGACTTAGCATTCTTCTTATAATGCCTAGCTGTTTTGCCTAGTTCTGCCATAGAGTCTATGTTGTACGAGTTCTGGGTCTACTTTAGGTATGATAGAAGCTAACTTGTCTAATGGTGTACCCTCAAGGGCTATACCAGTAACATCATTAGTCTTTAACCAATCACACGCTGCTTTCAAGTCTTGGGTAGTAGCCTCACCACTACGAACTCTTTTTAGGAATTCATCAGTGACGAGGTTATGAAGTTCATTAAACTTATCTTCCTTTGCCTTTGGCATCTTTCTTCTCTGCTTTTAGTTTAGCTACTTGACGTTGACCTATAGAATAGGTTTTAGAACCGTCTTCATTATATGTTGTTGACATTATGTTAATAGTTTCTTTTTAACAATTTCTAATGCTTGGTCATCTAATTTGTTATCAGTTCTAGCTACATAAGCTGTTAGTAAATCAATTACTAGGTTCTTAACGGCATCTGATTTCAAGAAGGCGAAAAGGATGGGCTTGATAATTAGGATCATTATTCTTCAGATTTAGTGGATTCTTTTGCTGCTGCTTCGGCAGCTTCTTTTTGTTCAATGAAAGAAGTTTTAACTTCAGGTTTCAGGTCATTAGGACCATCTAAGGATGCTTCTGCATTCTTATTTTTATCTGTAAATGAACTCATTTTTTCAGTTTCAGTTGTAGGACATTGATACTTCTGTTTCTCCCAAGGATATTTTTTCTTTATAGGAGTACATTCAGTTTCTAATTTCTGCTTAATTGCAGTTTTCTTTGCTTTTTGATATGCGACTATAGGGACAATATCGCTGCACATACTATAGACAGGAGAGGCTTCAGCTATCATGAAACCTTTACGCTGTAGATCAGCACATCTCATTGCTCTAACTAATTCATAGTCTAAACGCATCTTCTCTTCTCGTTTGACAGCTAACCGTCTGCAACTTTCTAGACCTCTACGATCTAGAGGTATCATGAAGTTAATCTGGCCTCCCCAGTTCTCAGATATTGTATAGGTTCTTTGGTTCATGTTCTCATCGTAAGGTACTGTATGATTACCCATATAGAACGGGCTGAATGTCATAGTAGCACCATTACAACTGATACCCTCACCATAATATTGTCTAGACGGTGCTCCATTATTTTGGAATTGCACCGCCTGATTTGTTACATTTCCAGTTGCTGCTGCAACAGGATTTGAGGTGTTATTAGTTTCACCTTCCGCTTTAACAGGAGCTACTGAGAGAAGACTGACAAGGAGACAGTAGTAGAGTCCGTTTCGATAGTTCTTTCTATTTCTGTCAGTTCTATCACCTGACTTGCTGCTCTCGACACTACCTCTAAGGAGAAGTCGCTTCCAGCTGTATGAATT